ATCAAATGCTAAAATAGCAATATTTTTACCTGTAGTTTGAAGTGTCAACTTATCATCTACAAATACATTATGCATATTTACCTCTTTAGCATCTACTAACATTAATTTCCGCTTTAATGCTACAACCTTAGCTTTATGTATATCGGCTATATTATAAGCACTAATTCCAACATTTTCTACTGACACAGTATCAGTATCATACAAACTAAATTTCTTACCATCCATCATAGCTATACCTAGGGCTGCAAAGCTTCCAATTGCTCCGCAGCCAAAGATATGATAATGATAGTCGCTGAAATTATTACATAATGCCTGATACCTTGTGTTCATGGCGCCATAATCCCTCTTGGTGGCCATATCCATCTTTGGTTCTAACATAATCTCCTGCAAGTGCATATTTCTCCTCATATAATTTTTTAAATTCAGATTTACTAATATTTAAAATATTAATACCATCTTTTTCAGCTGATTCTTTTATATCCTTCCAGTTTTTCTTAAATTCATTATAATCAATAACTGGGGATCCTGGAAATATAGTTTCCTCTAAATAGTCATCTACAATATCTAAATATTTATCATAAAGAGTATCGCTTGAATCTAGCAAGGTTCTATCTATATACCCTGGGCCATAATTTCCTGGCTGTTTAAATCGTGTCCTCCAATTAGCTTGATCAGAATACTTATAAGAATCTAATTTTGCTGTTGAATGTTCAGGTTTTATTAATTCTTTAAATTCAGCTATCATTTCTTCTGTTATAACTGCAGGTTTTACTATAGTTAATTCAGCATCTATATGAGCCTCTGTAGGCTTCCACCAATTAATTCTAAACTTATATTCTTCCTTTAAGTTTATAACTAATGACATACTAAAAGCTGAGTTATTAAACTCTTTTATAGCAGTTAAGTCAGTCCCACTCCAAAATGCACCCATCGTATGATGACTATGCCACCATACAAACTTTACATTATTTGGCCCATGCTTCATAGCTGCAGTTGTATAGTATTCAGCTAATGCTTCTTTGTCTAATGTGCAATTACTTCCACTAACAACTTGTTTTAATATCACAGGTTCAATTAGAGTTACATCCTTCCCATCTGTTATAGCTGTTAAGATGCCTCCTATTTCACAATTAGATATATCACTACCTTTTACCCCTTTATATGCCATTGTAGCATATCCTTGGAGTTTATTCCAGTCTTTAACGTCTATTTTAAACATTATTTCTTCCTGTTATTTTGAGCATGCAGCAAGGCTGTTAACCTTGCTACTTCTCGTTTAGATTGTCCTCTTCTAGAGCTTATAAGTTCTAATTGTTGCTCAATAGTCCTTTTATCTCTAGCTGCCTGTCTTTCAACAGCTTGCTCCTTTCGGAGTTCTTTTGTTATTTTCATACTGTCCCTGCCCAATTTGTCATTTCTGCCATTATTTCTCTTCTTCTAGACTCTTGATGCTCTTGCGCTGCTAAAGTTTGGTCATCTTCTTCAGATTCAGAAGAAAAACATTCATCATAATCACTGACTCCATTATCTTCAGCCCAAACTAAACATTCATCACAACACTCGGATAGAACTACATCATGTACACAAGATGAGCTTTCTGGAATTTTAAGCCTGTCAAGACTTTCATCCCATTCACCTTCACTTTCTACTTGAGTAGCTTCTATTGTTTCAGATTCAACAAGTGGTAAATTAAGAGCTCCTAAAACATATTCTTCTAAACTACACGCCCCTTTTAATTTGCAATTATTACATTTATTATTTCTTAATATTTGTAAATCAAAATCAGAGATATAATCTAATTTTCTCAATAAATATGCATCAGACATTATTTCTTTTTTCGAGAGATCTGCAACTGTAGTTCTATGCTTATCTTCAGATTGTATATCTATAGATAAGAATAAATTCGCACAACTCCTAGGACTGCAATCATGCAATCCGTTATACCAATCAGGCATATCTTTAGGCAATCCGAAGAATATATCTTTAGGATGTCTATAAGGAGTTGTTCTCCCTGGTATATATCCTGTAGTCCAAGATCTCACATTATTAATTAATGAAAGGTATCCTCTTGATAAACTGTTAGTAGTAATACAAGATTGATAGTCACTAAAACAGCAATTATCCTTAGGAATTAACTGTCGATTATTTGTTTGATCATTAAAGAATGATCTCATAGATAAAGCTGTTGAAGAATCTGCAAGAGCTGTATTGTAGGGAAAGGGGTGGTTTGTACTACTATTAGCTACAGTTGTAAAAGCATAAGGTTTCAAAACCCTATTTTTACTCCCTATTTTTTTCACTATATAATATTCCATACAGTATGGCTTATTATATAAATCTACAAATGGTCTAACAACTACTTCTTTATGTTTTTTGCTAGGATGCAAGATCCTAAGAGCTAGATCTTTAAATTCTATTTTAACAATAGAATACAGACCTGATTCATTTTTTAGAATAATACTATCAACTATTGTACTATTTTCAAATGCTTGATTAGCTGAATTTATATGAAGTAATTCTTCTTCTATATACTGAGTTAATTCAGGATATTCTTGACTTTCTTCAACATCAGGGCATTCTCTAACTCGAGCTAAAGCTTGTTTTAAAACTACTATTAAATTAGCTGCAAAATTCCTCGGATTTGTTATAACTTTCATACCGTAAAACATAGAGGATTCAACTCCGTTTTCATCAGTTATATGACTACTCTTTAAAGTTTCACTTCCTGCTTTAACGTAAAAAAGTCTTTTAATTGAAGAATCTATCCAAGAATTCCTTCCATTACTGCTATTATTTACTCCTTCAATAGCGAAATCCCAAAAATCATCAGCATCTAGTCTTAAAAATTCAGAATAATGCTCAATATCTGTAGAGACATTATAATTGTCTCTAGAGTTTATTGTTTTATACTTTGTAAGCTTTTTATTTAACTTTTCTGGGGTATTTTCCAGTGAAGCATTTACATAATAACTACAAGCCCATGTATTCTTAGTGGCAACTTCTAGTACTTTATCTAGCCTTCTTGCCAATCTATCATTTTCTCCCGCACCTAATCTCCAAGTTTTAGTGATATTTAAAGGCACTAATTCTTCGTGATAGAATGATAGTGTATCTAATTCCGTTTGTAGGCGCTCTCTTGAATACCAGCCTAATATTTTATATAATACACTTTCTATAATCCTCAGCTGTGCCTTCCTTCTACCTTTTAAAGTAGCAGAAATAGGTCTAAACCTATCTAGGTCTGCTTCTCTTAAGGCAGGCTGTCCATCACGAAATACATTTAATATTTCATTCATTTTTCTTTCCTTTTTTTTATTTAAACTAAAAGGGGTATTAAGCTTTTTATTATTGTTTGTGGATAAATTTTACTTGGAAGTAAATACACCATAATTACATTAATATAAGTTTTAACACCCCTAGTCTCATACTGTACGTACAGTATCTTTTTAGACAAATTTAATATATAAGATTATATCCGGTGTCACTTTAAGGTCTCCATCCAATAAAGAACTGCAACCTGCGGGCGGTTTTATTCCCGTCTTCAATAATCTTATATATTTATAAACAGTTATATCTCTTGTACTGGCTCTAGCGGATAAATGCTAAATGTACTATATAACTGCTTATTTTTTAATTAAATTCAGCATGCTCTTTACATTCAGAGCAAATGCCTATATTATCCTCAATTGAAGTGGAGCTTAAAGCCCCACAACAATCCGAAGATACTTCATTATAATTCATTCCAAGTACTCCCTAAGTAAAGTAGTCCTATTCCTACTAAACTTAGCAGTATACCTCCCGGTATGCTTTCTAACTTGGTGTAGTGGTATGCTGCTGCATGCTGCAACAACACACCCATCCCTAATACTACATACTTAAATACAGTATTTAATATAAATTCGGCTATTTTATCCAGCATTAGTCTCTCCCATAGAAATACCTGCAGCCTTTAATAAGTTTGCTAATTCAGGACCAGTACTCATTTGATCTTGAATCTTATTTATTTCTATTTGTATTGCCTCTTGAGACAGCTCATGGTCTATCAAATCATTGTCTAATTCACAAAGCTTTATATTATCATCCCAAGAAAGGACTTCCATTACTGCTGCAGCAAAAATCATAGTTATTCTACCCTCAGTAACAATTTCCTTATTAACTTTCCCGTCGCCCTTTATCACTTCAATGTGAAGTTTTGCAACGTGGTTACAAATTCCCCCTAATAGAGACTCTAATAAATCTCTACTTGGAGCTATGTATTTATCTCCCATTATAAACTCCTTTTTGACCACTTTTTGTGGTTTTCGTTCTCATTATATTTATCTTAAACTTCTTAAATTTTTTCATCAATTTAAAAAGTCTAACTCTTGTTTTAACGTTATTTAAACGCATATTACTCCTTATTTATGACTCCATTTACTTAATATTAAGAGCAACTACCGCCCAACAAGGAGTCTATTATTAAAACGGTCTTTTATTGTTGCTCTTATCGTGTAGCGGGAACAAGAATCGAACTTGCTATCTCCAGATTATGAGCCTGGTGTGGTTATCCATTTCCACCCTCCCGCTATTAAAACTAAAACCAAAGAGAGTGAGTCGTTAGTTTCGTACTACACTCTCAATGATTTCACCATATAAATTTACTCTATATTTTTTACACCTGCCCGCTAATTAGATTAAAGTGTTTCGATCTTTTCAACAAGATCTTTAATAGCACCTATAATGTCTTTTTTTGAAGACCTTTGATCTACCCCTTTTAGAGTGATATTAATATATGAACTTACTTTATATTCATCTTCCTTTAAAGACGTTGGAAGATATAGTGATAAAATTAAATTATCACAATGTTGCTGGATGAAATGGGGCGCAATTTCTTCCCCTATATCTTTCTTTACAACATGTGGTCCATCGTAATATTCACGATCCATTTTTTACTCCTTGTTTTATGTTTTATTAATTAAATTAAATTATCTATAGCCTGAGATTATAGCTATTAACAAAGATCTTTAAGAGTCATTATTTTTTCTACTCTATATCCACATACCCTTGCAGGTAGTAATCTTCAATGCCAATGAGTTACACTCATCACTCGTCTCGTTCAAGTTATCTTTGCAACTACTTACTCTATTAACCCTTATCAGGATCTTAACTACTGCTAAGTAGAATAAAGTTTTTATCACAATTATATAGCCTTGTGAGCTACATAATACTCCTTATTTCAGGAGCCAGAGGCATCTATACTCTTGAACGTCTATGCTATTTTACTTTTTCTATATAACCTAACTAGGTTTATGGTAAAAGTACGGAAAATCAAGATGTCACATAGATATAGCGTCCTACTTTCGTAAGATATACTATACACCTTGATGTATTCTCTTCTGGTGAAAGAGTTTATACAGCTAATTAACATTGCCTTTTATTACTAAATGACAATCTATACTAGCTAGAATACGCAACAAACCACCACAGTCACTGCATAATTCCTTAGAGTTCTCTTATTGGCTATTAACCTCAACTAGCTTTGCCATTGCTAGTCATTGAAACCTTCACCACTTGGCGTTAGGTTTTAATGATACCTCTATTGCATACTTAACTACTTTACAGTAGCGCAATTACATTCTTTTAGATGTAATCACTTTATTCCCATTGCTGGGTTTATTTAACGACTATATGCAGCCGTATTAATTATCATTTTTTATCTCCTTGTTATTTCTCTCAATAATATTTATCGCTTCCCATTGAGATAATGGAAGAAAATTTGTGTAAGTCTAAGGTTCAACTTACCGGGAGAACTCCACGTTTCAATCGAAACGCCTCCTTTTGGGTGCAAATTAACTAGTTTAAAACTAGACGATGCCACCCCCATCATACATCGCAAATCTCGGTTTATTTCCGTGTTTGACGTAAGCTGATTACACTTACAACTGGCTTAAGGTAATACCAGTATTATACCCCTTTCCGTGGAAAGTTAATTTGTGTGTTATAGCTGGCACTATAACGTTGTAGCAGATTAATTCCATACTCCAGTTTCACTGAAGTTCTGCTACTTACTATTGAATATTCGCTAAGTAATTATACTTAGGTTTCTTCTAAGGTAGATAGTCGCTACCATGAGTTCGACTTAAGCAGTTTACAATGCTTAGGTCAGTTGTTACGTTCCGAAAATTTTAGGGACTTACATCTTTCGAATGCCCTTAACTTAACTTACTTCAAATAAGGTATTCAGGTCGCTTTTAAACGCCTGAGATTCCCAGATTATTGAAGTTAATTTGGGTTTAATTACAAAAATATCATCTACTTCGCAGATTGCGGTAATAACCACTCCACGAGGTAAATCAGAACCATCCGCTCTCCAGCTGGATGATCCATTACTTTTTTGATAAATGATTATCTCATTCATTTTTACTCCATTTGTTTTAATTTTAGTTATAATTGGATAGGTTATCGTACTATCCACTCTTATCGTAATAAGAGACGCTGAACACTTCATCCTTGGTTCAAAGGTTAGTTGTCACGTCAGAATGGATACCCGCGTTCAGAGCGGATTAAGACTAGGTTAGTTGTTACGTTTATTATTATAAAAGTACGCTATCTAACGCACTCTACTCTCTACTTGAGAGAAGTATATAATAAATATAAATTTAAAAATAATAAGCAGAAGAAAAACTCCTGCTTATTATACCCTTTTTATAAACAGAACTTAAAACTTACTAAGAGGCTCTGACTTATCCTCTTCGATCCCACTCAGCACGGATCTCATTTTTTCCAATTCAGCCGGTGCTCCGGTAACTGAAAGGCTCAATCCCTTCAGTTCTTGGAGATTGACAGACAACCTGTCAATTTCCTTCCGCCCCCGTCTCTTGACTTTATAGTCACGAGAGGTAGCATTAGCAAAGGCGCCAGCATACTCAACAACTATCTTAGCACAACAGTCTTTGAAGGCATCGAGAGTCATAGTAGCACGCAATATGTTCATAAATTCCCACATACATTCTCCTAATTAAACGAAAAAACTTAAAAATACAAAATCAAAATTAACGTAATCGTGTTAACGAAAAGTCCACCGATAGGGGGTGGGGAGGGAAATAAGACCTCATATTAAAATCCTCCATTTTTTGAAAGTACGACTTATAAAATTTTCCATTTTTTTTTAGGATAGTAGAACACACTACTCTTATATTATACCACTGAGGAAATGTCTTCAAAACTACCTTGTCAGTTAATAGTTAAAAAGCCAATATCAAGGGCTCGCAGGGTGCTAGAGAGGGGTAATCTACCAGACCAAACTTCGCTAGAACGTAGAAAAGTAATAGGATCGTAAGCCTAATAAATTATAAAGACTAATAATTTCCTTCGGTTTGAGTGTAAAACACTCTAATGGGCTAGTTACATCCAAGAGGAGATCGGAGTTGAGCGCAAAAGGAAAGTTTAATATTTGGAAGTATAAACATACTAACGTATGTTAATGCTATAGTAAGTATGAATAATTATACATATAAGGAGAAAACAGCATGAGAGAATACACAGTTAAAGGGATAAAAAGGTTTGTATACGAGAGTGAAGACGAGCTACCTGCAGGCTTTACATTTATAGAAAACTGGAAAGAAGGACAAGTAGGTGATTGGGTTAAAGCCGATGATGATTGCTATATAGAGATACTTAGAAGAAAAAGTATGCGCCCTCATAGAAAGAACATTAGACATGCTAGAGAGTATGTAGGTACTTGTACTGGAACATACATGATTAACCCTAGTAGTATTATGGATACAGTTAAAAAGCATAATATATATAGCTTTGGAGGCTCTAAGACATCTAGTAAAGCATTGTTTGATAGAAAGCATTTAAATAGTAATGAAGAGTTATTTGCTCTATATATTGCGCAAGGTATGCCCCCTGTAGATGCCTATACGAAAGTCTATGAAACAAACAATAGGAAGTATGCCGAAGGAAAGGTTAAATTACTACTTAAGACAGAAAGGATAAAGAAGGCTGTGAAAGAAGAAATAAAACCTATATTAACAGAATTAGGTATAGATGAAGAGTTTATACTAAAAGGAATACGCAATGTAGCCCTAACAGCTAGACAAGATGGAGAGAAGCTAAAAGCATTAATAAAATTATCTGATATTATGGAAATAGAAGATAAAGGAACTAAACAATCAGGAGTTGCTATGATAGGCTTTCAAGGTTTTCAAGGAAATACATTAGAAGAAGCTGTAAAAGTAACGGAAGAAATTACGGAGTAGGTTATGCCGAATGATCCTACAGATAATGAGAGGATGACTCTTATTAGGCAAAATATGACTCCTCACCCATCGTTGAGCGATACCGAAGAGGCAGCGTTATTAAGAAGAATATTCCCTGAGCTGCAGTTTCGATATAATGCTCAATTACATAGCTGGGGAGCTGATGTTCAGAAATACGAAAATGAGCGGACGCGTTTAAGGGAGGAAAAGGCTAACTTAGGGCTTGAAGAGAAAAAAGCGCGAGATCGCAGGAGAGCTTTGTTGTCCAAGAAGAAGAATATATTAATAATAGCTGATAATTCTTATACGCCAGTGTCTGCGGACTCTGAAAAGTTACAAAAAACAGAGCCCTTTGAAGATGATGCTGAATTAATGAAAAAAAAATACAAAGAAACAGACCCTGATGACGTTAATATTGAAATTCTCAACTTTAGGGAGTATGGGGGTGGTGGTAGAGAAGCACTTAAAAAAATAATAGGAAGAGCAAGAGATTTATTCGGGGATGAGCCTGTCATGATACAAACTATAGGCCATAAAGGTACGACATGGGGAGGTGTTAGTGGAGGAGAGTGGGCAAAGTTAATTGCTGAAAATAATTTAAATGTTTCTGCTTTTTTGCAAGGTGGTTGCGGTGGAGATAGCTGTGATATAAAAGGTTATTCTAAATCTAAAGAGAAGTTTACAAAAAACTTAAACGAAGGCTTAATTAGGGCTGGCGGAGTTGCAATACCTACTTACACAAAAGCTCATAGGGCTTGGGGATCATCTCAAGTCTTTAGCCAATGGGAGCAAAAGATTAATGACTCAAATACAAGGGAGTACGTAAACTGGCAGGATCGCTGGATAGATTTTACTATCCCTGACGAAACACTGTTTTCAAAAGATGGAACGACTGCCATTCAAACTGAGAGCGTAAGATACTCTAAAGCTGCTTGGCCAAAGATGTTTTTAGGAAAATATAGCGATAGGCCTGATGCTACGACTGATACAGGCACGGCGTATGTAGCCCCTGAAATTGATCATGATGCTGAAGCAAGGGCTGCTCACGGAGATGTTCCTCGTGATTTTTTTATAGGCCGTAATGGCGTTTATAATTTTGATGAATAACTAAAAGGATTATTATGAAAAAAAACCATACATGAGCGGCGAATAAAAAGCCTCATCCAGTTGGGACGAAGCATAGAAAAAAAACTAAAACTAAAAAGAAAAAGAAATAAGGATTATAATGGCTGAACCAAAATCACCAGATTTTAATTTAAAACTAAAAGAAAGCGGCATTAGGGGTCGTGACTACGGGGTAAACCTAGTATCAATGTACCCTAATGAGCGATTGAATTTTAAGTTTGCAGCTATGGCATACGATGCTGCAAAGTTAACTAATTTTGAAGATAAGAATGAAGTAATTAGATACCAAGATAAAATCAATAATTTATTTACATCTTTGTGGAGTAGTGAAACAAATCCTAAAGATTACGGGTTATCATCACTTATTGTAGACGGGCAGCCGGGGCCAGCTACATGGAATGTAGTTAAGAATGTAGAAAACTATATAAAGAAACTCCAAGTAACCAACCCCGCTGAAGATTTAATTGAAGACGAGGACTAATCAGAGGATTTTTTGTCTAATATTAATCTCCATAATGTATCTAGAGAGGAAGCATTATTAAAAGAGGCTTTTAACGACGTGATAGCTTTTGGTAAACTATTTTTACCTGAAGATTTCATGAGATCTGAAACAGCTCCCTTTCATTATGAGCTAGCTAATAAGATTGATGATAAAGCAATAAGGCAATTAGCTGTAATTATGTCTAGAGGCCATGGGAAGACAGTTTTTACAAAAGCAGATATAGTAAGAGATTTCGCGTTCTCAGCTAAAGCTAAAGAATGGGGCTTTACAGATAAAGGTGGGCCATATTTCTATGGATGGGTATCAGCTACACAGAAGCTTGCTACTGGTAATATGGATTATGTTAAACATCATTTAGAGTATAACGAAAAAATAAGATATTACTTTGGTGATATAAAGGGTAAAAAATGGACAGAACAGGATATTGAGCTAAAAGATGGCTCAAAACTCATTTCAAGATCAAACATATCTGGTATACGTGGTGGAGCAAAACTCCATAAGAGGTACGATTTGGTTGTCCTCGATGATTTTGAAGATGAAAATAATACAATCACTGCTGAAGCACGTGACAAGAATAGTACTCTTGTTACTGCTGTTGTTTTTCCTGCTCTTGAGCCTGTTGATGGGCGTCTTCGTGTTAATGGTACGCCTGTTCACTTTGCTAGTTTCGTAAACCAGCTGATAATAGGTAATGACCTAGCTAAATCTAAAGGGGAAGAGTTTAGTTGGGATGTATTCTTTAAAAAGGCTATAGACGAAAAAGGAACTATCCTTTGGCCATCTTGGTTCCCTAAAGAAGAGCTAGATAGAAAAAAGAAGTTTTACGCTGACTCAGGGCAGCCACAGAAGTTTTACCAAGAATATTTAATGGAGGTGCAATCAGAAGATGATGCAATTTTTACTAGAGAGCATATTAAATATTGGGAAGGGGATTATCGTTATGATGATGATAGTGGTGTTAGCTATCTCAATATTAATGGTGAGCTTAAGCCTGTCTTTGTGTTCGGCGGTGTCGACCCTGCGACAGACTCGGTAAGGAGGGATAGTGACTATAGCGTTATTATCACTATTGCTGTTGATATGGATAACAATATTTATGTACTCGACTACCTTCGTAAGCGCAGTTTGCCTGTACTTGGTATACCTGGCTCTGATAAGAAGGGTATCGTTGACTACATGTATGAGAAAAATAAAATCTACCACCATAGATTGTTCACAGTCGAAGACACAACAATGTCAAAGCCTCTCTTCCAATCAATTAGAGCAGAGAGCCTTAGACGGAACGATTTTAGCCTTAGGTGGCGTGAAGAGAAACCTGGAAACAGGATGTCTAAAAGGGATAGAATACAAGAAATATTATCGCAAAGGTTTGCAGTTGGACAAATACATATTAAAAAGACGCATTATGACTTGCAAAGAGAGATTATACAATTTGGGCCAAGAATGGCTCATGACGACACGATTGATGCACTCGCGTATGCGTGCAAATTCGCCTATCCTCCTAAGGGGTTGGAAGAAGGCAAAGAAGGACTTAGTAAGAAAAAACGTAAAGCCAAAAAATGGGAACTGGCTTAATTTTGACAATCATGACAAGGATATGATGTAATGGCTAAGAAGAAAGCAGCAGATAGAATAAAAGATATATTCAATACTATAAATACAGGGACTAGAACCCAGTGGGAGTATATTAACCAAAAAGGTGAGGATTTTGCTAATGATAATCAAATCTCTAAAAAAGATAGGATTGCGCTAGAGGAGGCCGGGATGCCTACGTTTACTATAAACAGGATAATCCCAATAGCTGAAATGTTGAATTTTTATGCAACTGCCAACAATCCTCGGTGGCAAGCCGTTGGAGCCGAGGGGTCGGATTCAGATGTAGCCGCTGTGTTCTCGGACATTGCAGACTATATCTGGTATCAATCTAACGGCTCTAGTTTATTGTCTAACGCGGTAAATGATTCTGTAAACAAATCTATAGGGTACTTGCAAGTCTCTGTAGATCCAGATGCAGATAGAGGCCTAGGAGAGGTTACTTTAATTCAACCTCATCCATTTGATGTTTATATTGACCCAAAATCTAGAGATGTTTTGTTTAAAGATGCGTCTTATATTATGATAAAAAAAGTACTCCCAAAATCACATGTAAAGGCCTTGTTTCCAGGCATGGAAAAAAAGATAAGCAAAGCTTCATCTATGACTTATTCTGAAGCAAGTTATTCAGAAAAATCATACGACAAAACTCAGAAAGATTTTACATACAAGGATATTGAAGACCCTGTGGATTTAGAAAATCCTAATAATACAGAAACAATGGTAGAACTATTTGAGCTATTTGAGAAAGTCAAAATGCCATTTATGTCAGTTTTCTATAGAATACCTCCATCACCTGAACAGCTAAAACAAATACAACAACAACTTCAAAAAGAAATGGCTGCATTGCAGGCAGAGATGGAAGTTAAAATGATAGAAACGCAACAGCAGATACAACAAGCAGTACAAGCTGGGCAAATGATCGAACAAAGAGCTCAATTAGAGCTACGAAAAGCGCAAGATGAAGCTCAAACTCAATTGCAAGCAGCAGAGCAAGAAATGATGGCTAAATTGCAAGAAGCTACATCTAGAACAGAGAACGCTGTAATCCCTCGCGAAGAATTTAATAAATTAATTAAAGATGAGGAATTTGCTAAAAATGTTATACAAGCTCTCCCTTATCATACTACTAGGATTAGGCAGACTTGCGTAGTATCTGATACTCTTTTATATGAAAAAATATTAGACGAAAAAATTACAGAATACCCCATAATCCCGTTTCATTATAAATG